ATGAAAATCGAGTTAACCATTGATCGCATTAAGAAACTTCCTGATGGAGCTATACCTGCGCTCGAGTCAGAACTGCTCAAAAGACTCAGCAAACAGTTCGATGAATGCCAGCTTACGATTAAGCGTGCCAGTAATGATGGTTTGACTGTTTTCGGGGGCGACAAGAAAGAGGTCGAACATATCGTGCAGGAGACCTGGGAAAGCGCGGACGAGTGGTTTAATTAATCGCGTGAATTTCACTGGAGCAGTTTCAAAGAGTATCGCTGTTTGCGTTCCCCTGGCTGTTCCCGATTACTGTTTACCGCGTCAATAAGTCGCTCTGGGGGAAATAGTGTGTAGTGCAGATGCCTTTAATGCAGATGATCAATGGTATGACGTGGTCAGAAGGGCCGATAAAGCAGTTATCTATAGCTTCCCGGCGGAAGGGAGATATCTGGTTTATCGAGTAAATGGAATAGTTTCATTACGACCGTTACTCGAAGAGGAAGAAATATTCACTCTCAACGGGTTTAAGCAATTTGCAAAACGACTGGGGTACCGAGTTACACCACCGTCTGATATTATTCTTTCATAGGCCTGAACAACCTATACCTGATGCGCCACGGAGAGAACCATGGCGCTAGAATTACAACTTATCAAACATCATTCAGTAATACTGATCCCGGCTACGCCCGAGACCAGCGATATCCTGCAATCCAAAACCCGGCTCGGCGATGTTCTTGTTGCCGAGTTCAGGCGGGTACGAAACCCGGCATTTCACCGGCGCTTTTTCGCGCTTCTCAATCTCGGTTTTGAATACTGGGAACCAACCGGCGGAGCTATCTCGAGTAACGAGCGGAAGCTGATCACCGGCTACGCCAAGTTCCTGGCTTCGTATGGCGGGAATGAGAGCGCGCTGATCGATGCAGCTGAGCAGTATCTTGAGCAGGTTGCTTACCGGCGCGTCACGAATGGCATTAGCCTGTGCAAATCCTTCGATGCTTACCGCTCATGGGTAATCGTCGAGGCAGGGCATTTTGATGCCATTCAGCTACCTGACGGCACACTCAAAAAGCATCCTCGCAGCATTTCATTCGCCAACATGGACGAACTCGAGTTCCAGCAACTCTATAAAGCTGCGCTCGATGTTCTCTGGCGCTGGGTCCTGTCCCGTTCATTCCGCAGTCGTGATGAGGCAGAAAATGTCGCCGCGCAGCTGCTTGGCTTTGCGGGGTGATGGGCATGAAACATTCTTGGTTCCATCATACCGACTGCAGCACCGAACAGGCCGATGAACTGGTCAAGCGATACAAAGCGCGCGGCGTAATGGTAGAGCGCAGCCTGAACTCCGATTATCTCACCTGGACCGTCAGCGCCCGGCTGCCTGAAGGCAATAAACCGCCGCGTATAAATCGCCGGTGGCAAAACCGGATATGGGGGTGAGCATGGCTATTTATCGCAGCAAAAAATGGCTCGCCGCCGTGGGGCAGATCGAGCGTTGTGTTCTTTGTGGAGCATGGGGAACGCAGGTGGCACACCGGAACGAAGGAAAAGGCATGGGATTAAAAACTGATGACTGTGCGACAGCTGCGCTCTGCGTTTGCTGTCATGACAGCATTGATAACGGGAATAAGCTGAACAGGGAAGAGCGCCGGCAGCTTATGGACCGTGCGATTGTTCTGACAGTGATTGAAGTTGCCCGCAGCGGGCTGGTGGTGCCCGCATGAAAATTTACGAAATTACGCCCATTGGCAAGCCCCGAATGACTCAGCGTGACCGATGGCATAAACGGCCAGCAACAGCAGCGTACTGGGCATACAAAGAACAGGTCAGGCTGCTGGGCATCCGCCTGCCAGAGTCCGGATATCACGTCACGTTCGTCATCCCCATGCCAAAGAGCTGGAGCAAGACAAAGCGGGCGCAATATGTCGGCCAGCCTCATCAACAAAAGCCGGACAAAGACAACCTGGAAAAAGCTTTGCTGGATGCAGTGTTTGACGAGGATAGCCATGTCTGGGACGGACGGGTTACCAAAATCTGGGGAGAAACAGGGCAGATCATTATCGAGGAGGCCAGATGAAGCCAGAAACGCTTGAGATACTCCGGGCGCGCTGGCAGCGCCTTCGCATTTACCGCTACCGGGGATCGGTGCTGGTGGATTACCGCATTCTTCGTAATTTTGTTCGTATCTATCATTCAGCAGGAGCAGCCTAATGAACCTCGAAAACACCGTGAAATACCACTTCGCCAAGTCGACGCTTATTAGCGACTCTCCGCGCGCCACTGGTTCAGATTCGCTGACCGGGACGGATGTCATGGCGGCCATGGGCATGACCCAGGAACGGGCAGCCTTGGGTTATAGCGCCTTTCTCGGGAAGATGGGGATCAGCAACAATGACCGGGAGAGGGCGATTGAGTTGCTGGTTGAGTATGCGTTAACCAAATGCGATAAGGTTGCCGCGCTGCGCAAGCTGGACAATGCGGTTAAGCCACTGGTTATGCACCAGCTGGCCACCTTTGCTTTTGAAGATTATTCTCGCAGCGCCGCCAGCGTGAAGCAGTGCGATAGCTGCAATGGGGAAGGGTTTATTGACGCTGAGGTTTTCAGCATGAAGTCCCACACTCCGGCAAAAGAGAAGAAATTCGTGAAGATGTCGCTGAGTATGGGTGTCGAAAATATTCGACCTTCTGAGTATGAGGTACGGAGGCAGGTCAGGGAGGTTGCTCGCGTTCTCTGCCCTCAGTGTAAGGGCAAGAAGGTTGTTAGCTGTGCCTGTAATGACTGTCATGGACGCGGGAAATCTATTAATCAGGTTCTTACTGAACAGCAGGGAGTGCCGGTTCTGGCCGAATGTAAGCGCTGCGGCGGACGTGGATATGAGCGAATTCCATCGACTGAGGCTTACGCAGCTGTATGTCAGATAACGGGTGCAATCAGCCTCGATACCTGGAAGAAGTCTGTTAAGCCATTCTACGATCAGTTAATTACCAAGTTTTATATCGAAGAAGCATGGGCTGATGCGCAGCTGAAGCAGATAACAAAATAGGGCATTATTTTATCGTGAGCTATTTACATTTCCCGAATCTGTGGTAATTTTCCCCTCACGATGGGTTAATGCCTTCGTTTAAAGCCCTGCGGTTAACCCCGTGGGGCTTTTTGCTTAATAGCGATTTAAGAATTTTTAAAACCAAGCAACCCCGCAGTGATTTATAATTTTCCCAACCGCGCAGGAGGGAAAATGGAAGAAGGTTTCTACTGGATACAGCACAACGGCAAGATTCAGGTTGCTTACTACAGCAATGGCGTTACCGAAGACCTTGAGACGGGACTAACATTTAATGGCATTTGGCATCTTACACAGGGTGACGACATCTGCGACAACGGAGAAGCTGAGGTGATTGAAGGCCCTCTGCCTGTACCATTTAGATGAATATATTCATCTGATTATGTGGCAGATTCTTAATACTGCACATATGCTTCTTAAGCATCCTGCGGAATGGATGTTTCTGAAAGCGTTTTTGTGGTGGATCCCCCTAAGCGGAGGGGCGGTTCAGCAGGACATTTCTCCAGAGTGTCCAACCAGCGCGCGGAAATGAATGCTGTGATCATTTCCACCGGGAGGCACCCGGCACCACTCCCTCAGTTATTGCCAACTTAGCTATTTATGCCTGCTTGTCCGAGCAGGCTTTTTTTTATTTTTCCCTTGTGTTTTGTAAAGGACCTCAGGGCTAAGAAGGGGTGCTAAACCTCAGTACGTGTTCTAGCAAAACGATCCTTGAAATATTACAAGCTCGTATGAGACAAAAAAGCGCGGAGAACGACATCACTCCTCTCCGCAATAATAATTCCATCTTCTGCCCGATTGTCTTTTTTTATCCACAAAAGCAAAAGTCATGACTTAGTGCAAATAATAACACTTTTAAACTATGTGGACAGTTAATTATATTTTTATGTAAATGGCTCATCTTAAGGATTGTTTAATTTATTGCCTTCCTTGCGAGAAAGAAGCTCAGGAAACTATCAGTCATCACTAGGCTGCCGTTCGGCGGCCTTTTTTATTCCTTGTAACAGCACCCGCACAAAGCGAGGTGAGAGTATGTATCGTATGGACAAACTAACCACCGGTGCTGCTTACGGCGCTTCAGCCGGTAGCATCCTAAACGGCATGCTGAATGCCTACAGTCCCGAGCAGTGGAATGCTATCGGCGTGCTGGTGGGCATCATCGTCGCCGTACTAACGTATCTGACAAATCTCTATTTCAAAATCCGCGAAGACAACCGCCGCAGCAGGAGCCGAGATGAACCAGACACTCAGAAATAAGCTGGTGGGTGCCATTGTTGGCGGATTCGGTGCAATTTCTATTGCAGCTGTCATGCTGGGCAATGCGGATGGTCTTGAAGGACGTCGCTATTACGCTTATCAAGACGTAGTGGGTGTCTGGACTGTTTGTGATGGTCACACCGGTGCCGATATTCGCCGCGGCCACCGTTACACCGATAAAGAATGTGACGCCTTGCTGCAATCCGACCTGCGCAAGGTTGCTGCAGCTATCGACCCGCTGATTAAGGTCCATGTTCCCGAAACTACTTGTGCCGCACTTTACTCGTTCTCCTACAACGTGGGTGCTGGAGCGTTTAGCAGTTCGACGCTGCTGAAGAAACTGAATGCCGGTGATGTTCCGGGAGCATGCAAAGAGCTGCAGCGCTGGACATATGCCGGTGGCAAGGAGTGGAAGGGGCTGATCACCCGGCGCGAGATTGAGCGTGAAGTTTGCGAGTGGGGCCAGAAATGAGCCGAATAACAGCCATCATCTGTGCTGTCGTTATCTGCCTGCTGATTTCCATGGCCTGGGCGATTAACCACTACCGCGACAACGCCATCATCTATAAAGGGCAGCGCGATAAGGCTACTGAACAGCTCAGCCTTGCGAACGCCGCCATCAAAGACATGCAGACCCGGCAGCGAGATGTCGCTGCACTGGATGCCAAATACACGAAGGAATTAGCCGATGCTAAATCTCAGCTTGAAGATCTGCAGCGTTGCGTTAGCACTGGTAAGTGTGGGCTGCACGTCAACGCCAGATGTTCCGCGAACGGAACGGCCGGCACCGGCGGCCTGGGCGATGCTTCCAGCCCCAGACTTACTGACTCCGCTGAACGGGATTATTTCACCCTCAGAGAGCGAATCGTCACAGTGACGAAGCAGATCGATTATCTGCAGGAATATCTAAGGTCACAATGTCTGAAATGATAAGGATGTTGATTATCATCTGGAGAGCAGTTAGTTGTTTCTTGGGTGAATATGGCGTTTAAATGAAAATTTATAGAGCAAGATGTTTATGTTTTTGATTGGTCGATAAAAATAATTGTTTTTATGAACATCTATTGAATAAAGAATATCAGAACAAATATCTCTCTTTGCTAAGAGTTGCCTTCTACTTCGTCGCGGGTTGGTTGATGTTTGAATAATAGGTGGTTGCCTGTGAGCTATAGAAAAACATCCTTTGTGGGATTGATTACATTCGATGCTTCGCATAAACATGCTGAAATTACTGATTACTTACGTAAGCGTGGATACGAGAAAAAACATTAAATGGATATGATATTTCATTTAATACCTACATCGGTACAGTGGATTGTGATGTCGAAATAAATGAAAATGGCTCGTTCTCTTCCTTGAAATTAAAAAAAGAGTCTGACCGACTTGCTGACAACGTTCGAGAAAATCTTAAAGATTTTTTTGAAGTGAACGAAGTTGACGGGAGTGTTTATGTTATGTTTGCTTGGAGGTTGTCTGCTGACGATAGTACCACCCGTTAAGTTATCTCGAGCAATTATGTTATAAACCACCTCTGTCTATAGGCGGTTTTTATCACCACGTGAATTGTGTCGTTTGTCTGTCAATACGGTTATTTTGATTTGGTTTGTAACATACAAGTCTTCTACCGTAGTAAAGGGTGTACATATTCTTTTGGTGGTTAATTGGGAAATATTTATTGCTACGATTGAAGTACATCCTTCACTTAGGTGTTGCGGAAGTTTTAAAGTGAAATGGGGTGCCCCATTTCACTATTTTTTTTCAAACAAAAAAAGTTAATGATAAAATAACAATGCCAATTGATAAGGTTCTGCAAGAAATACTGAACCATTTCTTGGATGGTGAACTTGAGGGTATCAGGTCTGTCATTATAAACATTATTGTTACGTAAATGGTTAATGCGCCAATTACGCATTTGTTTCCGAAGTTTGTGCCTAGTAATGAGAAATGGAAAATGGTTGAGCCAAATGTAAACAGAATACAAAGCGCCGTCGCAATGATAAGTGCAAATTCACCACGCGAAAGATCTTGTTTTGTTAAAAACTCTTCAAAGCAACTGTTTTTTTTAGTTTCATTGGATATTTTACTTTTCTTATCATCTTCCATGGTTTTTCCTTAGGGCGGTGACTATTGTTTCATCATGTTAAAGAGAAATTTAAATGAACAAACCGGACTGGGGCATTCTTCTGCAACAGTACCTATTCGAATATACTACCACAGGCATTTCACCAAAGCAGTGGTGTGAAGTAAAGGGGTTGAATTACGCGACAGCCCGCCGATATATCAAAAAACCTTCAGCACAATCCGTGAAAAAACTTGCGCAGAAGCCATTACACGCTGCGCAGAAGAAAAAGTGCGCAGACAGACTAGTGAACAGTGAGCTTAGTCCTAAGATAAAGCGCTTCATTGCTGAGTATCTCATAGACCATAATGCTTCAGCAGCCGCAGAGCGAGCTGGATACAGTGACCCAAACTATGGCCGCCAGCTCATAACGAATTCTAACGTTGCGCAGGCCATTGCGCACCAGCAGAAAGCCTCCATTATGCGCACGCTTGGCAGTGCCGATGAAGTCCTCGCTCAGATGTGGCAGCTCGCCACCTTCGATGCAAACGAACTCTCCCAATACCGCCGCGGCGCGTGCCGTTATTGCTGGGGTTTCGGTCACCACTACCAGTGGCGCGATGCAGTTGAGTTCGAAGAAGAAATAGCAAAGGTTGAGGGAAAGGAAGGGGCCCGGCAACCGGAAGACACTGGTGGCTATGGCTACGACCACAACCGAGAACCAAACCCTGAATGCCCGCGCTGCAATGGTGACGGCATCGGTCAGCCTTACTTCCCAGATACACGCAAACTCCCGGCAGTTTCTCGGCTCGCTTACTCCGGCGTGAAGGTTGGCAAAAACGGCGTCGAAATAACCGCAATCAGCCGCGAACGGATGTTCGAAGCGGTAATGAAGCGTCTTGGCCTGGCTGATAGTGAGTTCGCGCAGCGACTTCAGCAGATTGAAATCCAGCGCCGGCAGTTGGAGGTAGAAAAGCTTCGTAAAGAGCTGGCTGGTGATGGTGAGGACGACGAACCAACCCCAGTTCAAATCAATATCAACGTAGTGGATGCGAGGGCAGACGATGGGGATCAGCCCGACACTTAACATCCCTCAGGCGCGCTTCCTCGCGATGCAGCACAAATTCAAAGCCTATGTTGCCGGGTTCGGTTCCGGTAAGACTTGGGTGGGTTGTGGCGGCATCTGTAAGGGGATGTGGGAACACCCGAAGATTAACCAGGGCTACTTCGCGCCAACGTACCCGCAAATTCGTGACATCTTCTACCCGACGATTGAGGAGGTGGCCTTTGACTGGGGGCTGAGCGTCAAAATCAACGAGGGGAACAAAGAGGTTCACTTCTACGAGGGGCGACGATACCGCGGGACCACAATCTGCCGCTCGATGGAGAAGCCCGGCTCGATAGTTGGTTTCAAAATCGGTAACGCGATGGTGGATGAGCTGGACGTTATGGCGGCCGCCAAAGCGCAGCAGGCGTGGCGAAAAATCATCGCCCGTATGCGTTACAACATTCCCGGTCTGAGAAATGGAATTGACGTCACGACAACGCCGGAAGGCTTCAAGTTTGTCTACCAGCAGTTCGTTAAGGCTGTACGTGAAAAGCCAGAGCTTGCGGCTCTATACGGACTGATCCAGGCCAGCACGTTCGACAATGCGAAGAATCTACCGCCTGATTACATCCCATCGCTGCTGAGCTCTTACCCTGACGAACTGATTCAGGCCTATCTGCGCGGGAAGTTCACCAACCTTAACAGCGGGACCATTTACCACACCTTTAACCGCAAGCTGAATAACTGTTCTGATGAGATTCAGGACGGGGATCCGCTGTTTATCGGTATGGACTTCAACGTTGGAAAAATGGCCGCGATTGTTCACGTTAAGCGTAATGGCCTGCCGCGCGCGGTCCGTGAGCTGGTCAAGGTCTACGACACGCCAGCGATGATTAAGCGCATCCAGGAAGAGTTCTGGCGCTACGAGGATGGCCGATACGTTAAAAGCCGGGAGATTTACATCTATCCGGATGCCTCTGGCGACTCTCGAAAATCCCAGAACGCCAGCAAGACCGATATTGCCCAGATCAACGATGCCGGATTCAGCGTCATTGTAGATGATGCCAACCCGCCGGTTAAAGACCGCATCAACTCGATGAATGCTATGTTCTGTAACGCCAACGGCGAGCGCCGCTATCTGGTGAACGTCCAGAACTGCCCGGTTTATACCGAGAGCCTTGAGCAGCAAATCTGGGCGGCAAATGGCGAACCGGACAAATCAGCAGATAACGATCACCCCAATGATGCTGGTGGGTACTTCATCGTGAAGGATTACCCGATCGTGAAACCGGCATACTCAATCACCATGGACACCACTTTCTGATATGGCAAACGACGACATCACCTGGGTTCGACCAGAACACCGGGCGGCTTCTGCTGCCTGGCGGAAATACAGGGACTTTTGCAAAGGAGCTGAGGCCGTAAAGGCAGCGGGTAATAAGTACCTGCCTTATCTCGACCCAACTGATAAATCCACTCGCAATCGCAAGCGCAATGAGGACTATCTGAGCCGCGCGGTGTTCTATGCCATTGCCGGTAATACTAAAATCGGCATGCTTGGGATGGCGTATCGCAAGGACCCCACGTTTAACGGTCCTGAAAAGCTGAAATACCTGCTGGACAATGCTGACGGAGCCGGTACCAGCATATATCAGCAGTCGCAACTGGTGGCAGAGAACGTGCTGGAGGTTGCGCGAGAGGGCATTTATGTCGATTACGCTGAAGAATCCGACGAAGCAATTATCCTCCGCTACCCGGCAGAGAACATCATTAACTGGCGAACAAAGCGTATTAACGGGCGTGATCAGCTGGTGCTGGTGGTGCTGCGGGAATGCGTAGAAGAGCCGGATGGTTATGCTTACAAGGATGAAATCCAGTACCGCGAACTGGCGCTGCACGAAGGGAAGTTTATCTGTCGGGTATGGCGCCGGGCTGGTGGCACTGCAAGCGGAACCTACACCGTTGACAGTGAGTACCACCCTAAGCCGAAAGGAAAGGACTACTGGGACGAAATCCCGTTCACATTCGTCGGGGCCCAGAACAACGATCCTACCATTGATGATTCACCGCTGGCTGCGCTGGTGGAGATAAACCACGGTCATTACCGTAACAGTGCTGACTATGAGGACAGCGTGTGGTTTTGTGGTCAGGTGCAGCCGTACATGACAGGGCTTGATACCAACTGGCGTGATCACCTCGAGAAGAAGGGCGTTAAAATTGGTTCCCGATCACCGCTTTTGCTTCCTAAGGAGGGATCGTTTGGTTATGCCCAGGCGCAGCCGAACATGCTGGCTAAAGAGGCCATGGACAGCAAACGCGATTACATGGTGCAGCTTGGCGCCCGATTGATTGAGCAGAACGCCACGGCGAAGACGGCGACTCAGGCTAGCGGCGAGCAGACATCCTCAACATCTGTACTCGGTATCTGCATTTCCAACGTTTCTGAAGCCTATACGCTGGCGCTTGGCTGGTGTGCGAAATACCTCGGCATCAAGGGCGAAACGACAAGTTACACCATCAATCAGGAATTCATTGCGAAGGTTGCTGAGTCGGGCATGGTGACGGCGATCGTTAACGCCTGGCAGTCCGGTGCGCTGCGAGATAGCGATATGATTCGCGCACTGCAGAAGCTTGATCTTATCGACCCAGCGGATAGCCCGGACGAGGTTATTGATGCGCTTCGCAATCAGGCACCAACGTTGACGGGGGGCTGATATGCCCACCATCAACGAAAGCCTGCGTGATGAATCGATCGCACATTCCGTCTGGTTAAGCCGCTACGCCACCGGCGTGGCAAACCGGATGGTGAAGTTGCTTAATGAGACGGACTCTGATCTTTCGGCGCGGTTACTGGATGCGCTGGATAGATTGCCGCCGGAGAGCTTCACCGTTAATCGCCTACAGAGTTTACTGGGCAGCCTACGCGATCTTAACCATCAGGCCATAGCTACCATGCAGGCAGGGCTTGAGAGTGAGCTGGTGGCGCTGGCAAAGAACGAGGTCAGTTATCAGATGAGCCTGTTCGACTCCCTTCTTCCTTCACATGTCCTGTCTCACTATCCGCTGCAGGGCATCACCGCCGATATGGTGTATGCCGCGGCGATGGCGCAGCCCTTTCAGGGGCGGCTGCTGAGTGAGTGGGCGGATAATCTGGAATCGGACAGGCTGGCGCGTATCGTGAACGCCGTCCGCAGGGGTTATCTTGCCGGCGACACGGTAGAAACTATCGCGCGAAATGTTCGTGGTCACGCCAACAAAGACTATCGCGATGGCGCGCTGCAGATGAGCAGGGCAAACGCCGCCAGCATCGCTAAAACAGCTGTGAATCATCTGGCTGCAACAGCACGCAACAGCTTCACAAGTGCCAACAGCGATATCGTGAAAGGAAAACAGTGGCTGTCTACTCTGGACAATAAAACCAGCCACGACTGCATTATTCGTGACCTGCTGCGCTACACCCTGGATAACAAGCCGGTCGGGCATAAGGTGCCTTACCTGCAGGGACCCGGGAAGATTCATTTCTGCTGCCGTTCTACCGAAACCCTGATCCTCAAGTCGTGGCGCGAACTTGGCATCGATATCGGCGAGATGGACGAGGGGACTCGAGCTAGCATGGATGGGCAGGTACCGGGGAAAACTTCGTATCTGGAATGGCTCGCGCGCCAGCCGGCACAACGCCAGGATCAGGTACTGGGTGCCGAGCATGGCCGTTTGTTCCGCGCGGGTGAAATCAACCTGGCTGATATGTTTACTGACAAAGGCGAATGGATATCCCTGGAACGTCTTAAGCAGCTCTCAGGCACAGACAACTAACAACCACATCTTACTTCACGCCCTGGTATCCGCCGGGGCTTTTTTATGGGCGAGGCCCGGCAAAATCCCGAGGGGAAAATATGTTAATTCGAAACATGCTTCTGAAATTTTACGCACCTGAAAGCGGCGGAGAGGGCAGCGGTGGCGGTGGTATCGAAATCACCCCAGAAATCCAGAAGCTGATTGATGAGCGTGTGACCAGCGAAGTCACTGGCTTGAAATCAAAAAACTCTGAGCTGCTGGGCACCATCAAGCAGCAAAAAGAAACCCTGTCGCGCTTCGATGGTATCGATCCTGATGCTGTACGTGGGATCCTCCAACGTTTTTCCGACGACGAAGAGGCAAAGCTGATTGCCGCCGGGAAAATTGATGAGGTGCTCGATAAGCGCACCGAGCGTCTGCGTGCTGACGTTGATAAGCAGATTAAAGCCGCAAATGAACGCGCCGACAAAGCCGAAGCGTTCTCCAACAAATTCCGGGATCGAGTTCTGGGCGATGCAATCCGTGCTGCAGCCTCAAAAGCTGGCGCGCTGCCGGAAGCATCCGACGATCTGATTCTGCGTGCCAAAGGCACATTCCAGCTCAACGACGAAGGCGAGGCCGTAGCAGTTGATGCAAATGGCGATGTTCTGTTCGGTAAAGACGGCAAAACGCCACTGAGTCCACTCGAATGGGCGGAGTCTCTTAAGGAGACGGCTCCGCATCTGTTTCCACGCGCAGAAGGCACCGGCGCGGGCGTACACAAACCAAACGGCGGTGGCAGCCTGAAACGTTCCGAAATGAGCGCCAGCGACAAAGCGGACTACATCCGCAAGCATGGCCAGCAGGCCTTCCTCAAACTTCCGAAATAAGGGATTAACCCATGTCTACCACTGTTAATAGTGACCTGATTATTTATGACGATCTGGCGCAGACCGCTTTCCTCGAGCGTCGCCAGGACAACCTGGCAATTTTCAACGCGTCCTCCAACGGCGCGATCCTGCTGGATAACGAACTGATTGAAGGCGACTTCCGCAAGCGTGCCTTCTACAAGGTGGGCGGCTCAATCGAATCGCGTGACGTTAACTCCACCGAAAAGGTGACGGGTAAGAAGATTGGCGCTGGTGAAGCCGTATCCGTCAAAGCGCCGTGGAAATACGGTCCATACGAAACTACTGAAGAAGCGTTCAAACGCCGCGGCCGCTCGGTTGACGAGTTCTCAGAAGTGATCGGCACTGATGTTGCTGACGCGACGCTGGAAGGCTATGTGAAATATGGCTTGAAAGCGCTTACGGCTGCTATTGGCGCAAACGCGGACATGGTGGTCACTGCCGACATTGAGACCGACGGTAAGAAGACCCTGACACGTGGCCTGCGTAAGTACGGCGACAAGTTCAACCGTGTCGTGCTCTTCGTTATGCACTCCGCTACTTACTTCGACATCGTGGATGAGGCGATCGCCAACAAAATCTACGAAGAAGCTGGCGTGGTAGTTTACGGCGGGCAGCCGGGTACGTTGGGTAAACCTGTGCTTGTGACCGACACCATGGACGCTGATGCGATCCTTGGGCTGGTAGCCGGAGCGGTTACCGTCACCGAGTCGCAGGCGCCGGGGTTCCGTTCCTACGACATCAACGATCAGGAAAACCTGGCGATCGGCTACCGTGCTGAAGGCGTTGTTAATGTCGATTTGCTGGGTTACAGCTGGGATACCTCCAAAGGCGACAACCCGGACCTGACCAAAATCGGCACTGCAGGTAACTGGAAGAAGCACTTCACCAGCAACAAATCGACGGCTGGTGTACTAATTAAACTGGGATCCGCAGCGGGGGAGTAACGCTGTCAGTGGATAAAACCTCCGCAACCGCTGACAGCACCGATGCGGTCACCATTTCCCTGAAGTACACGCTAAACGGCGCAGGTGTTTCCGGCAAAACCGTTGCCTGGAATTCAACCGGCGGCACGCTCAGCACTGCCAGTTCTCAAACCGGCTCTGCTGGTGGGGCCACGGTCAAACTTACCTCTGATACAGCAGGTACTTTAACAGTCACTGGTACTGTTGATGGTGTTGCTAAATCGAGTGAGGAAATCACCTTCATCGCACCTGCTGCAGGCTAACCGATGGGGCGTAAGCCCCATTCAACGGATGCTCAGATGATTATTACTGATATCACCGCCGCTGACGTTAACAGTTACGCCAGCGAAGATGAACTGGCGTCATTTGCCACGCTGAGAGGAGTTGAGGTGCCTGAAAAGCTCACACCATTACTGATTAAGGCGATGGACTACCTGGAAGGTCTTGATTGGGTAGGTTCCAAAGCAGACCCTCGACAGCCGCTGGCCTGGCCACGCGCAAATGTCATTCTGGATGGACACGACTTCCCACCCGACCAGGTGCCGCGGCAGGTTATCACCGCACAATGCATGCTGGCTATCGAGGCGATTGATGGCGATTTGCTTTCAAGCGTTCGTGAGGCCGCGGTTAAAACCGAACGTGTCGAAGGCGCCGTAACCATGACTTATGCGGTTGCCGACGGTGAGGTGTTTACGCCAACTTACCCGGCGGTAATGGCTATTCTCGGCAACCTGGCTGGTGGGCGTGGATATGCAATCAATACTTTCGCGGAGCGCGCGTAATGGCCATCAACTATCAGCGAATGCAGGCGACAACGACTCGTATGCTCAAGCAGAACGGCATTGCATACAACGTCACGCGTAAGGGCACGTTAATCGTCATCGGTGGTGTGGAGCATCGTTCCGAGGATATCCAATTCACCGCCACAGGAGTGAAGACGGATTACGCGCCAGGCGAAATTGATGGAACCGTCATTGAAAACGGTGATGTACGGATTGTCTTCAGTGCTGAGAAGGACATTAAAACCGGCGATCTGATCGACGTGGACGGCGTAAGCCACCGCGTAGTTAAACCAAACCCCGTGAAACCGGGCGCTGTGGTGCTCTGCTACAAAGCTCAGTTGAGGGCATAACATGGACGATAATAAGGCGTTCACGGCTGCCATCACCGCGTTCGTGGACAAAGCCAAAGCGAATCAGGAAGCGGTCGTACGTGCTGTCGGCATTCGGATCCTTAATCAACTGGTGATTATGTCACCTGTCGGCAACCCCGAACTCTGGGGCATCAACCAGACGGCAGCCTCTTACAATCAGGCGGTATACGACCATAACGAAGCGCAAAAATCGAACCCTAATAATCTGACTAAAACCGGGCGACTTAAGAAGAAGGCTCGACTGGTGGATGGGATGGATATCAAAGCGCCGCCCGGATATACCGGTGGACGGTTTCGGGGCAACTGGCAGGTGTCTTTTGATGCACCGACCACAGATGAAACGGGACGTGTCGATAAAACCGGAAATCTGACAAAAGCCGCAGGAAATTACACGCTGTCGCTGTTCAAAGTCGGGATGAAGGCTATTTATTTCTGCAACAACGTCCCTTACGCGTATCGACTGGAGATGGGGCACTCTTCCCAGGCTCCGGGAGGGATGGTACGCATTACTGCTGCTGAGTTTCAGCGATTTTTTGAGGATGCAGTAAGGGAGGTGACTAAATGATTCCCGATATCGCGGCGGCGCTGGCCGCCAGGCTCGGCGAGTGGGCTGATGCTGAAGGGATCCCAGTTGCCTGGGAAAACGTGCCTTTCACACCGCCATCTGATGGGCTCTATCTTGCTGTCCATGACATGCCCGCCACGCCGCGTACGGTAGACCTTGGATTGCGCTGCCGCATTTATTCAGGTGTATACCAGATTAACGTTGTGGCCCCAGCCGGCACAGGCCGTACCGATGTTGTGGCCCTGGCTGATCGCGTGGCTGAATTGTTCCCCGAGGGGCAGGAGATTGAAGGCAGGGGTTTTACATGCTGGATAGATCAAACGCCTGGTGTTTTCCGCGGGATCACTACATCTGTCTCTTATACCATTCCCGTTAGTCTCAATTATCGAGCTGATATCTCCAGCTAATCCTTGCAACCTTCTAAAACTGACCGGCACTTTGCCGGTTTTCCCGTTTCTAAAGGAGTAACCAATATGGGCTTTGCATTGCCTAACGGCGCTCACGTCTATCTGGCATCGGGTTATGGCCCAGCCATTACTTTCACCGGGGCGACGAACGCCGAAAACATGGTGATCACCGTGAGTGAAGCGGACGCTCTCAAGGTGGGTGATATTGTTCATGTGAACTGCAACTGGTCCGGTGTTGATAACGTCATTGCAAAAATTGATGCGATTGCCGAAAGCGCCGTAACTCTTCGCAATATCAATACCACCAACAAAAACAAATATGCCGCTGGTGGCGGTACCGGTTCGATCCGCAAGGTGCTTGAATGGACCGAGCTGCCGCAAATTACTGAGGTGTCGAAATCTGGTGGCGATCAGAACACCACACAGATTCAGTTCCTGAGCGATGATCGCCAGCGCAACCTGAATACTTATAAATCCGCTGTCTCTCAGACCTACTCGATCGCTCACGACTCAACTCTCCCGGTATATCCGTTGCTGCGCCAACTGGACGAAGACGAAGAGACGGTTGCGGCTTACATGTACGTGCCGAAGGCGATGGAAAACCGTTACTGGGCGGCCACGGCGTCCTTTGACGATACGCCAACTACTGCGGTTAACGAGGTAGAGACAGTAAGTGTGGTGCTGAACCTGCAGTCACCGGCGATGACATTCTACAAGGTAACTGACGCTGCCGCCTGACCCGTCAGAGCTTTCACTATTCCATGCCTCCCATAATGGAGGCTTTTTTCGTTAAGAGGTATCGATGGCGACCAAATTCACCCTTCAGCCAAAACCTACATTCAAGGCCAATGTCTCGATCCCCCGAGCTGGCGATGAGGATGGCGTGTTGACGTTCACGTTCAACCACAAGCCACTTAAAGAACTGGCTGACCTCGAAAAACTCGAAGGTAAAACCGCCACTGATTTTCTGATGGAAATCATTGCTGGCTGGGCACTTCCCGATGCATTCAACGCGGAAAACCTGTCGGTGCTGCTGGAAAACTATCCGGCGGCGATGAAGGCCATCCCGGAAACCTACTACCGCGAGCTGATGGGGCAGCGCGAAAAAAACTGATAGCGGTTGCCTCTGCGTTCTATACGCCTGAACCCACAGCGGCAGACCTGGCACCATACGGGCTTACGCCGGATGATTACGACGATCAATACATCGACGTCTGGCCAGATGTATGGACTTCATTCCTGGTGTTTCAGACTGTCAGTACGCAATGGCGAACGGGAATGGGGGGCGCGTCCGGGCTCGACTATAACGTTTTGCCCTGGGTGATGCGTTTGCACAACGTCGACGACGAGGCAACCGCGCTTTCGGACATCCGGGTGATGGAAAGTGCTGCGCTAAAAATTATGCATAAAGAGAGGTCGGAATGAGTAACGACATCGCCACGATTTCCCTGCGCGTAAATACCACTGAGCTGGAGCGTGGTAACCAGGCACTGGATCGCTTTCAGGAGACCGCGACCGCCGCTGCAGGTAAAGCGGATGACCTGAACAGTACGTTCCGCACCGGCATCGATAACCAGAAGAAGAACAGCGAAAGCCTGAAGCAGCAGCGTCAGGAACTGCAGAACCTGCTGAATAAAATTAGTCCGGTAAATAAGGCGCTGGATGAGCTGGACACTATCCAGGAGAGTCTGGCGAAGTTTCGTGGTAAAGGGCTGGTGGGAGACGAGGATTTTACTCGTTACAACAGCGTGCTTGATACGACGCGGGCAAAACTGGCACAGGTAATGGAGTCTGAGACCGCAGAGGGGCGGGCTCGCATTGAGCAGGCCCAGGCAGCGCAGCGGGCAGCTGCAGCGGGCAAAACCTTTATCGATTCGCTGGAGGAGCAGGTCACAGCAATCGGAAAAACGCGCGCAGAACTGTTAGAGCTAAAAGCTGCCCAACTCGGCGTATCCGATCGTGCTGCACCAATGATCGCAAAGCTGAAAGAGCAGGAAGAAGCATGGAAGTCTGGGGCCATCAGCGCGGGCCAATATCGCAATGCTATGCGTTATCTCCCGATGCAAATGACCGACATTGTGACTTCACTGGCTTCCGGTATGCCGGTTTATATGGTTGCTATTCAGCAGGGCGGTCAGCTCCGTGACTCGTTTGGCGGTGTAGGCAATGCTCTGAAAGCGATGTTGTCGATGGTGACTCCTGCCCGAGTGGCCATCGGTGGCCTGGCTGGCGCTGTACTGATTGCGGCCAAAGCGGGATCGGACTACTTCACCGCCTACGACGAAATCAACAAGGCCATTATCAGGACTGGCAACATTGCCGGCACGTCAGCGCTCCAGATCATGGCTTCCTCCCAGTCTATTGCTGCCTCTACTGGCGCGACTGTAGGAACCGTTCAGAGTCTGATGACTGAACTGATTAGCATGGGTTCGCTCACACAGCAGCAGCTTGAAAAAGCGGCAGGCTCTACGGCGCTGGCGGTTCAGACCGGTATAGTCTCGGCGCAGGACATCACCAAAGCCTATAAGGACATCGAAAAAGACCCCGTTAAAGCGCTGCAGAGTCTCAATGAACAATATAATTTCCTGACCGTTTCACAACTTAAGCATGTTGACGATCTGATCAAGCAAAAGGACCAGACCGCGGCCGTTACGCAGGCTATAGGCCTGTTTGGCGATACGATGGCAAAACGAGGAGAACAGGCTTACGACTCGCTGACGCCGTTTGGTCGCCTGTGGCTGGATATCAAGGGCTGGGCGTCTGAGGCCATGCAGAGTATCGGTCAGTGGGTAGCTGAGCTGGCATCAAACACACTGAAGGAATTCAACGCAATTTATTACAGCGTTGCGATCGTTTTCCAGAAGCTGAACCAGATTATTTCTTCCTCTATCGCTGCTGCGATTAACCTCGTTCCTGACTGGGCGAAAACAGATACTTTGCAGGGATGGCAGGACTATAACGAACAAATGGCCGGCGCTTATGGCGACAGCGTCTCTCAGCTGAAAAAAGACTGGGATGCCGCTGATATCAGTGCAGGTAAATACCTCGATACGACCAGAAAGATAAGTACCGCAACCACCCAGAAGGATCGGGAAGGAGTCGCTTCTTTTGGCAAAAAGACCAAAACCGGAAAGCAGGGCTCTTTATCGGCTGGCGATCGCAGCACGGACGCTGCCCAGGCCGAGCTGCTGGCGCTTCAGGCACAGTTACGCGCGCTGCAGCAGCATAAAGGGCTGAGCGACACTATCAGCCAGCAGCGCAAAGATCTGTGGACGACTGAAGCGAAATTTCAGGTGCTGGAGGAGGCCTCCCGATCTCGCTCTCTGACAAAGCAGGAGCAATCCCTGCTCGCGAGTAAAGACCAGGTGCTGCAGTTAGCGCGGCAGAAAGCCCTGTTGGGTGATCAGATTTCTGCGCAGGAACTGCTGAATAAGCGCATGGATACCTCGCAGAAATACGTCACGCAGATGGCAGAAAAGCAGGCTGCATTAGTGAACGGTGCCGGAATGAGTGACCTTCAGGCACAACGTGAGCTGGCAAAGAGCCAGCTTTCCTCTGGCTGGATCAACTCTGGCGGCACGCTTGACGACGAGGGCTATCAGAAGCAGCTTAAAGCGGCGAATGATTACTATGATGCAGAGGACAGGTTGCGTGGCGACTGGTTGACCGGCGCGAAAAAGGGATGGGCTGATTTCGAAGACAGCGCGACCAATGTGTACTCCCAGGTGCAGACGGTTACTAGTAACGCGTTCACCGGGATGGCCAGCACCCTGACTGACTTCTTCACAACAGGTAAATCTAACTTCACAGATTTCCTTTCCACTTTCCTCAAGGGCATCGCCCAGATGCTGACCCAACTGGCTCTGGTTAATGGAATGAAGTCAGCGTTTGGTGGAACCGGTATCGGTGCGTTCTTTGGTTTTTCAGGTGGTGGTTTGGTCCCAGGTTTTGATGGAGGCGGCTACACGGGAGATGGCGGTAAATACCAACCGAAAGGCGTTGTACACGGCGGTGAGTTTGTATTTACGAAGGAAGCGACCCGTGCACTGGGTGTCGGCAATCTGTATGCGCTTATGCGTGGAGCTCAGGGGTATGCAAACGGCGGTTATGTTGGCCGCGCCCCGATGTATGGGCTGCAATCTTCGGCAACTGGCGGCGTAACCGTTCAAACGTCCGTGATCGTTCATAACCAGAACACTCAGCAGCAGGCTTCTGATGACAGTGACGCCATTTCTCGGGCTTACAAGCAGACCATTGATCAGTCAGTACGCGCAGGTATAGCCAAACAGCTCCAGCCTGGAGGTCTCATCTGGAATGCAACGAAATCAAGATAAAGTGCCTCCGCAGATTTTGCCGTTATGCCAATTCCTGATAGGATTAATCTCAATTTTTACTGATGGAATAGGGACATGAAAAAAATTGTAGGTGTGTTATTTCTTTCCTTCTTATTAGCCGGGTGCGATAAACCTAAAATTGACTCATCAACTGATGACGCAATGAAATCATCTATAGCCAAGGTCAGAGAATCTCTTCCGGAAAATAAACGGGAAGAATTTGATAGCGCTTTAAAGGTCGTAGCGTTCAGTAACATTAATATGGCTGACCTAATGCGAGCATCGTCAGAAAGTGACAAAGAAGATCTAAGCAAGAAGATGCGCGAGCCCCTGTCTGGCAAAACTGGAGAGGAAATCATCTCTTATGCTCAGCAAGTAACTGCCGAGAGGGAACTTAAGCAGAAAGAGCAGGCTATTCAGGAAATCAAAGAGCTTGAACAGAAAAAAGCTGACTCTGAGAAGGCCAAAGAAGAACTCAAAAAAGTACAGGTTCTATCATCTCGATTTAGCCTGGAACCTGAAGAGTATGGGAAGCCACAACCTATTATTCGCCTTGTTGTGAAAAACAATACTGATAAAGCTATTTCCCGTGTGTACTTCAATGGAGTGATAGCCAGCGATGGACGTTCAGTTCCATGGCTGGAAAAAGATTTTAACTACGAAATTGCTGGCGGGCTTGAACCGGGTGAAGAAGCTACTTGGGCATTGGCTCCGAATAAGTTTTCTGAATGGGGGCAGGTTGATGCTCCAGCTGATGCGGTCTTCACAGTTACAGTAACGAGAGTAAATGGTGCAAATAAAGAAGCGATGTTTGATGCTTCTGGCTTTACAGAGCAAGAAAACAGCAGGCTTGAAGATCTAAAGAAAAGATACCTTTGAGCTGACGTATCTACTTAACCCGCTTCGGCGGGTTTTTTATGCCCGGAGGAAAGGTGGCGATCGAAACATTTACCTGGCGAACCCAGATTCAGGCGGGAATGGAAGGGGAGCTTACTTACGCAACACGCTCTGCATCCTTCGGAGACGGATTTGAACAGATCGCCGGTGAAGGCATCAACCCTGAAAAACAGTCATGGCCGATGACCTTAACGGGAAAAAAAGCAGAGATGCTCGATGCGCTGAGTTTTTGCCGCAAGCACATCACAAAATCCTTTATCTGGACGTCTCCTGTCGGCGAAACCGGTTTATACCGGATTGAAGCTGATTCCATTAAAGTCCAGCCGCTATCCAGCAAAGTGATGACTATAAAAGCAACCTTCAAACAGGCATACGCACCATGATTACTGAAGATTATCAACACCTCGAACCGGGTGAAAAAATACGTCTTCTTGAGGTAGACGGTTCTGCGTTTGGTCTGGACGACGTTCTGCGCTTTCACGCTTATAACCTCCCGCATACTGAAGAAGAGATTGCGGCTGCTGGTGGCGACGAATCAAAGTTAAAGGCGAAGAGTATCTGGTGGCAGGGCGAAGAGTATGGTGCCTGGCCATATAAGCTCGAGGGACTGGAAGCTTCAACCGATGGCAGTAGCGCCCAGCCGACGCTCACCGTTGCCAACATTGACAGTTCTATCACTGCGCTCTGTCTGGCCTATGACGATATGCTGCAGGCCAAAGTTACGATTCATGAAACTTTTGCGCATTACCTGGATGAGCGCAATTTCCCGGATGGAAATCCAACAGCAGATCCCTTGCAGGTGAGAAAGCGGGTTTTCTATATCGACGGTAAAAATAGCGAGCTTCCCGGTGAAAGTATCGAGTTTGTTCTTACCAGCCCGATGGATCTGCAGGGGTTGATGATCCCGACCAGGCAGCTTCATTCCCTGTGTACCTGGTGCATCCGGAATAAGTACCGCACCGGCGATGGGTGCGATTATACGGGCACGCTTTACTTCGACAAAAACAACAATCCGGTAAGCGATCCCTCATTGGATGAATGTAACGGCACGCTCACCGCCTGCAAGCTTCGGTTTGGTGAACACAATGAACTTCCTTTCGGTGGTTTTCCTGGAACATCTTTGATCAGGAGTTAACATGCGTCAGAAAACAATTCAGGACATCCTGGTGCATGCCGCGAAAGAATATCCCCGCGAATGCTGTGGTGTAATAGCGCAGAAAAGTCGGGTGGAACGCTATTTCCCATGCCGTAATCTGGCTGCCGAACCAACGGAACAGTTTCACCTTTCGCCAGAGGATTACGCTGCTGCTGAAGACTGGGGGACGATAACGGGAATCGTACATAGCCACCCCGACGCGACGACCCAACCAAGCGAACTGGACAAGGCTCAATGCGATGCAACGTTGCTGCCCTGGCATATTGTCAGTTGGCCGGAAGGCGACTTTCGCACCATCACTCCCCGCGGTGATTTGCCACTGATCGGGCGGCCGTTTGTGCTTGGACACTATGACTGTTGGGGACTGGTGATGAGCTATTACAGGCAGGAACATGGTATCGAATTGAAAGATTACCGTGTTGATTATCCGTGGTGGGAGGACTGCTATCCGGACAATTTCTATCAGGATTGCTGGTATGAGTGTGGTTTCCGTGAATTCGACGGGCCGCTGCAACCGGGGGATATGGTGATCATGCAAGTTCAGTCTAGCAAGTGGAACCATGCCGGCATATTGCTTGAAGGTGATATCTTACTTCATCATCTTTACGGTCATTTAAGCCAGCGTGTGCCATATGGTGGGTATTGGCGTGAGAGGACAAACAAAATCCTTCGCCATCAATCGAAGTTTATATAATAATGAGTCCAACTTACTTCATTAACGGATATTAATGTGGCATTTGTCAACTTGAATAATTTTTATATTAAAATGGTCGTGGTCTGCGTTCCATTTGTCGTTGGGGTCGGGCTTGCATGCTTGAGTTTCTTCGGGCACAGTCACAATCTATGGACTGGGTTTGGATATTTGATAACGTCCGTAGCAGTGAGTTTTTTCCTGTTGCGATGGTTGGTATGGGGAGATTTGAACCTCGCCAACGGTTCAGCCATTGCTACAATCGGAGGTGGGTTAGGTCTGATAGGAATCTTGGCTGGTTCAAATATTATTGATCCTGCATTTATTCAAGTGCGCACCGATTTACAGGAGTCCTTCTTAGATGCGTCCTTAAATTGCAAAGGTAATAAGACGTTATTTGACGGTGCTCTTACGTCTTGTTTAGCAGCTACTTCTAAGGATGCTTTGGCGTTGGGGCAAGAGTTGATTAAAGCCAGGTATTTAGCTCCGACATTATCTTTGGCAGATGGTGTGTATCATTCGAGCGATGAAGCTAAGGCGGATGCATGTTTAGTAAATTATTATTTACTTTCAAAGGAATGCCCAAGTAGCTTTATAGAATTCAATAAAAAACACCCAGAAGTTGCTAATCCGTCAGCCAATAATAAGTAAGTTGATTTGAATTCTTGGATTGCGTGGTAAAAACATCAAAAAGTCTATCAACATTAACAGTCTCTCTTAGTCAAGAGAGACTTTGGAGGCATGTATGACATTTTTAACTGGTCAGCCGATGAGAACCATACGCCTCTATGGAATACTTGGCTCAACATTTGGTCGTGAATTCAAACTTTCTGTTGCTTCGCCTAAAGAAGCCGTTCGTGCATTGTGTGTGATCGTGCCGGGTTTTGAGCGTTTCCTGAATACTAGTAAGCAGCGCGGGCTTACTTACGCTGTATTCAGTGGAAAGCGTAACCTGAACGATGATGAACTCTCTATGGATCAGAGCACCGCTGATATCCGTATCGCGCCGGTTATCCTCGGGAGTAAACGTGGTGGAGTATTCCAGACCATCTTAGGCGTGGCTTTGGTCGCAGTTGGTGCTGTGGCGTCATACTTTGGAGGTGGTGCTGTTGGCGTACCTCTAATGCAATTTGGTGCTGCGATGGCCCTTGGCGGTGTTGTACAAATGCTCTCTCCACAGCCAACTGGACTTGCCAGCAAGCAATCGGCAGACAACAAGGCCAGTTATGCCTTTGGTGGAGTAACCAATACGACAGCCCAGGGTAATCCTGTGCCGCTCCTTTACGGCAAGCGTCGCATCGGTGGAGCGATCATCTCTGCCGGTATCTATGTTGAAGATCAGCAGTAAGCATGCTGTAATGGGCTTACTTAATATGGAGTAACTTGAGCTTAGATTTAAAAATGAAAAAAATATCTACTCTTTTCCTTTGTACTTCCTTATTTTCAGGCATGGCTTTAGCTGAGAACCATTACATACCTCTCCTCTACAATTTATCTACTATGTTTGATTTCAATCCAGTTAAAGGAGCAGTCAAATCATTAGATACTGATATTGAAGAAAATGGTAAGGTCACTTATAAAATCGCCATCAGACTGGCTAAGAATGGTTGTGTCGAAAGCTTAGATCTTGACAACGTTTCGTCTGGTCATGAAACAAATCTAAAAAATAGCAATGGAAGTCTTGTTGGACAGAGAGATGGTAAACCTTTCTCTATACAGCTCGATGAAAAATGTAATATTTTAAGTAAAAATGAAAATGGTGACGAGTTGCGATATAGTCTTTACTCGAATGGCTTAATTAAAGATACCTATTATTTGGGTAAGAAAATATCTGAGCATTTTTATGATGATAATTCTAATTTGATACGTTCTGAGTTTTATGGTTCTGGAAAGGTTCTCTCTAAAAACGAAATATCTTATGTTGATAAAGACAGGAAGCCTCTTGATTATAAAATCATAAACACATCAGTTTACTCGGAAGGTTATACAGCAACGAATACTTGTCATTATAGTGAAAAGCTTGTTCCTGAAATATGTAAAGTAACAATGCAGAGCGCAGGGAATCCTGTGCCGAAGCCAGTATTAATGACAGCGAATACGAAAGTTGAATTCTACTAGATTAAATACATTTCAATAAGCCACCTCCGGGTGGCTTTTTTTATGGGTGCAATATGGCTATAGCAACCGCTATTAAAGGCCGCAAGGGCGGCAGTTCAAGCTCAAGAACTCCTACAGAACAGCCAGACGACCTGCAGTCAGTTGCCAAGGCAAAAATCCTTCTCGCGCTGGGAGAGGGGGAGTTTGCTGGTGGACTTACCGCGCGCGATATTTATCTCGATGGCACCGCACTTGAGAACGCAGATGGTTCACAGAACTTCAGCGGCGTGGCGTGGGAGTTTCGTTCTGGAACTCAGGCGCAAAAATACATTCAAGGGATCCCAGGTACCGAAAATGAAATCAATGTAGGTTCCGAAGTTTCCAGCTCTACAGCGTGGACGCGCACGTTCACCAATACGCAGCTTTCAGCTGTTCGCCTGCGTCTAAAATGGCCTTCTCTCTTCAAACAGGAGGACGATGGCGATCTGGTTGGCTATTCGGTCAACTACGCAATTGACCTGCAGACAGATGGCGGTACCTGGCAGACGGTGCTAAATACCAGCGTGACCGGGAAAACCACCTCTGGTTATGAACGCAGCCACCGTATTGATTTACCTCAGGCGGGCAGCACCTGGACCATCAGGCTGCGCAAGATTACCGCTGACGCAAATAGCGCTAAGATTGGCGACACGATGACGCTGCAAAGCTTCACAGAAGTAATCGACGCCAAATTGCGCTATCCGAACACCGCGCTACTGTACATCGAATTTGATTCGAGCCAGTTCAATGGCTCAATTCCGCAAATTTCTTGCGAGCCCCGCGGGCGTGTTATTCGTGTGCCCGATACCTATGACCCAGAAACACGAACGTACAGCGGCACCTGGACGGGAGCATTTAAGTGGGCATGGACGGATAACCCTGCGTGGATATTTTACGATCTGGTGGTCACAGACCGCTTCGGCCTTGGTAATCGGCTAACGGCAGCCAATATCGACAAATGGGCGCTTTATCAGGTCGCTCAATATTGTGATCAACCGGTACCGGATGGTAAGGGTGGTAGCGGAACTGAACCTCGTTACACCTGCAACGTATACATTCAGGATCGAAATGACGCTTACACCGTCCTGCGAGACTTTGCCGCCATTTTTCGAGGCATGACCTATTGGGGAGACGACCAGATTGTTGCCCTTGCAGACATGCCCAGAGATGTCGATTTTACCTACACGCACGCTAACGTAGTCGATGGCAAATTTGTGTATTCCAGCAGCACAACCAAAAGTCGCTACACAAACGCTCTTGTTTCCTGGTCGGATCCGGCAAATGGCTATGCTGACGCAATGGAGCCCGTCTTCGAGCAGGCTCTGGTGGCGCGCTATGGTTTCAACCAGCTTGAGATCACCGCTATCGGATGCACCAGGCAATCTGAGGCTAACAGGAAAGGGCGCTGGGGGATCCTGACCAACAATAAAGATAGGATTGTAACGTTTGACGTTGGTCTGGACGGCAATATTCCTCAGCCTGGCTACATAATTGCTGTCGCTGACCGAAATCTCTCTGGCCGAGATTTAGGCGGTCGATTATCCGCGGTTAATGGTCGTGTACTCAAACTTGACCGGGTGCCAAGTGCTAAGGCCGGTGACAGGATAATGGTAAACCTGCCGTCGGGTATCACTCAATCCCGGACGATTCAATCCCTGTCCGGTGAAATGGTCACCGTGACCACCGCTTTTAGCGAGCTTCCACAGGCCGAGCCTGTATGGGTTATTGAAAGTGATGAACTCTATGCGCAGCAGTACAGGGTAGTTAGTGTCACCGATAACAATGACGGAACATATACCATCACGGGGGCAAATCACGATCCGGATAAATATGCCCGTATCGATACAGGTGCCGTTATAGATCAGCGGCCGGTGAGTGTCATTCCTCCTGGTAACCAGTCGCCACCAGGCAACATCGCGATCAATTCGTTTTCCGTGGTGCAGCAAAATATCAGCGTCGAAACCATGCGCGTGAGCTGGGACCAGGTACAAAATGCCATCGCCTATGAGGCGCAGTGGCGCCGCAACGACGGGAACTGGGTTAATGTGCCGCGCAGTTCCACCACGTCATTCGACGTCCCGGGGATTTATGCCGGGCGCTACCTGGTGCGCGTGCGCGCCATCAATGCTGCCGAAATTTCGTCAGGCTGGGGCTATTCAGAAGAGAAAACGCTGACGGGTAAAGTGGGCAATCCACCGAAGCCGGTTGGCTTCATCGCTTCTGAAAGCGTGGTATTCGGTATCGAGCTCAACTGGGGATTCCCGGCGAATACCGACGACACGCTGAAAACGGAAATTCAGTACAGCCTCACCGGGACCGAAGAAGATGCGATGCTGCTGGCCGATGTGCCTTACCCGCAGCGCAAATATCAGCAGATGGGCCTTAAGGCTGGGCAGATTTTCTGGTACCGCGCGCAGGTGGTGGACCGCAGCGGCAACGAATCAGGGTACACAGAATGGGTGCGAGGACAGGCCAGCATCGATGTTTCCGACATCACCGATGTGATCCTGGAGGAAATTAAAGACTCCGACACATTCAAAGACCTGATCGAGAACGCGGTGGACAGCAACGAAAAAGTTGCAGGCATGGCGGATGAAATCAAAAAGCATGCCGACGAGCTCGAGCAGCAGGCGAAAGACATCCAGGAGAACGCTGACGGGCTGTCGCAGGCCGAAGTGAAGATAGACGAGATTTCTGTTTCGATGGACGGCATGACAGGAGGCGTGAAGAACTCGGCAATTGCGATAATCCAGGCCAATCTCGCCCAGGTGGCCACGCGTAAAACCCTGTCGGCATCGGTTGCCGGTAACAGCGCGCAGCTGGACCGCATTGATGAGGTGATCGTCACTGACAGGGAGGCAACGGCACGCGCATTGCTGAGCCTACAGACGAACGTCAACGGTAATACGGCATCCATCAACAGTCTGAGCCAGACGGTTTCAAATTATCAGCAGTCTACAGCCACGCAGATAAATGCTATTACGGCGACAGTCAATGGGCATACTGCCTCTATAACCACGAACGCCCAGGCCATTGCGAACGTAAACGGCCAGCTCAGCGCGATGTACAACATCAAAGTTGGGGTAACGAGTAATGGCCAGTATTACGCTGCAGGAATGGGGATCGGGGTGGAGAATACGCCATCAGGGATGCAGTCGCAGGTAATCTTCCTGGCCGACCGTTTTGCCGTCACTACGGCTGCAGGAAACAGCGTGGCGTTGCCATTTGTGATCCAGAATGGGCAGACGTTCATCAGGGCCAGCTTCATTCAGGACGGTACCATTGAAAACGCCAAAATCGGCAACTTTATTCAGTCCAATAACTATGTGGCGGGATCTGCCGGCTGGAGACTCGATAAAGGGGGAACGTTTGAAATTAACGGTGTGGGCGGCGGCGGAAGGATGCTGATATCCAGCACGCTCATTCAAATCTATGACAGCAACAACGTGCTGCGTGTCAGAATGGGGTTATGGTAATGCCACAGGGGTTGCAATGCTGGGACGGAGCAGGGCGTATTTCCGTTGATTTAAGTGATTATGCTATCCGCTATATTGGAAGCACAACAGTAACATTTGCTGCCGGGGAAACGGCGAAAGACGTTTCATTTTCCGGTATAACCCAGGATGGTTCATTTATATCAATTGTAACAACTGACGTAACTGCAAATGAATATTACTGCCGCGCTTTTAATGGCGGCTTCACTGCATTCTATTTGCCTATCACCGGTAGTCCTGCATTCACTTTTACAGTTGAGGTTTATAACTTTCAATGAGCGGATTCGAAGTTTACAACAGTGCCGGGAAGTTGCTCGTCGATTCGCAAAACAGGTCCACCCTTTTTTATGATCAGCGTTCTCTGGGGGCTGTGACTGAAAAAGGGTTTTACCGTGTAGACAGCCCGTTTGGTGACGGAAGCACGCTGGGATTTACCCAACAACAATTCTGGAATGACGGGAATTTGCGCTGGCTTCAACTGGATGCAAATAAGTATGGTTTACCCGGCGCCGATCTTCTTGAAGATAATGCAGGGAGGATGATACGCACGACGCGAAATATTGGAATGCAGAGCGGTTACCTTGATGTATTCGACGCTGGTGGAAACCTTATCTGGAGCGCTGCATCAGCATCGAAAATGCCCAGGGTCGTTGGTTTTTTTGATGTGCCAGCGAGTTATGATCTGCAGAACAATACCTTTACGATAAACCTCGGCTTTAATCCGTGGATTCTGATTAACAACTGTCCGGGAAATCTAAGTGATGATGGCGGGGCGACGGGTTACTCAGGGATCGCTTTAAGGTGGACTGGCTCACAGCTGCAGGGCAGGTATATATCCAAAAACCAGCGCAACTGGAGCCAGATACTACAGGGACGAGGGTTACGAATTCCCATCGCTCAGTTTGTCGGAATTTGATACTGGCGGGACGCGGGGGTATTGAGTAGCGATCATGTCTTGCTTTACACCCTTTGCAGGTTCGAATCGGTATACAACATCAAGCTTATCCGTTTTCTTATAACAGATGTTGCTGAGCCGCTTATTTATATGTCGGCTGAAAATTCCATTGCTGCTATCTGAAATTACGTTAACTTCCCTCGTAGCGCAGTCGATATTTACGTGAATATCTCCCCCAAGAGATATGCGCGCCGCATCCACCGGGTAATCCATTTTGAAGGCATAGTCTCTGTCTTTATTGGCACAGCCAGCCGCCAGCAAAAGTGCCACGGCAAATAATCGTTTCATTTTTACATTCCTGTATCTGCGGGAATATCCATTTTATTAGAGTTTAAAAAATAGTCAGGTTGATATGAGCGATCAATTTTACAGGATTGATCGTTTCAAGCGATCGTTATTATCGTGAGGTAGTTCATGCTTTATAACACTGGCACTATTGCTATTAACGGAAATATCGCAACCGGCACTGGCACAAACTGGACGGCACCGGCCAGCCAGGTTCGCGCTGGCCAGACGATTATCGTCATGTCTAACCCGGTTCAGATGTTCCAGATTTCATCCGTGAACAGCGCCACGTCAATGACGGTTACGCCAGCTGCTTCCCCGGCGTTGAGCGGCCAGAAGTATGGAATCCTTGTGTCCGACAATATCTCTGTCGACGGACTGGCACAGGCGATGTCGCAGCTCATCAAAGAGTATGACGAGAACATTGGCGCGTGGGAGACGTTCGCCACAACCTCGGCCAACCAGAACATTACCGTTACGATCAACGGCACCTCCGTAACTATCCCGGGCATCGGCAAACTGGCTCAGAAAGGTACCAATGGTGCCCTGCCTTTAGAACAGGGAGGGTTGGGTGCAACGACTGCTGAAGGGGGGCGCGCAAACCTCGGTTTAGGAGACAGCGCCACAAGGAACGTCGGAACTGCGGCGGGAACGGTTGCAGCAGGGGATGATTCGCGCCTTAAGACAATAGAAGGTAAAACAGGTGGGACTGTTACTGGCGGCGTTGTTGCATCGGCAGGAAACATAGTGGGCGTAGCTTCAGGAACTGGCGGTAATAAGGCTATTACTTTAGGTAACGTTGGTTCAGACGGTCCGGCTGAAAATTATGTTAACTGGCTTTCTGGTAGCTACTATTCTGGCACATGGAGGCTTGGCGCAGTACGTGGGTCAGGACCCGATTTAGCCCGTGTACAAATGAACATCTACGATGGTGTAAGTACCAATGCTGATTTCCGCTGGTATCCTTACGGAGCGTTTCAGTCAAAAACCCATATTGGCCCTGGGGAAGGATACGGTGGCGGTTACCAAGATATTGTTAACGGCTACAGCACGAACACATCGTTTGCGCGCCCAAACCTATCAACTCCAAACGATAGTGGATTTGTACCATTTGGCAGGTGGCATACCTATTGCTCAGGGGGGTATCACGCCGTCACCGCTCTTGGATCTATTTCCCAGGGGAAAAGCAACTGGCCATCTATCGAACTTGTAACCATTGGTGATAGCGGATCTGCAGGAACACGTATTTTCTCGTTTAATACCGTTACCGCGGATATTTCAGTTTCAGGCAGTGGTGGTTTTGGGGGGAATTATATTTTCTCTAAACAACCAAACTGTGATATCGAACTGAAACATAGCGTGAAATACGATAATGGTTTTCAGTCATACGAGAATATCAAGAGATTCCTGCCAGCAACTTACGTCTACAACGATGACCCTCGAGAGAGGGTTCGCCGGGGCATTATTGCCCAAGATGTCATGAAGATTGACAGCGAGTACGTCAAACTGGTTCCTGCATCACCGGCTTTCGATAGTGAAGGCAACAGGATTGATGCTGATGATACGTTGGCGCTTGATACGAACGTCATTATGCTTGATACAGTGCTGGCCCTGAACTACGTCATTAAACAGCTGGAGACAACACAGCAAGAGCTCCAGGAGCTTAAGCTAAAAATAGTGGAATCATGAAGTCCTAGTTTTCAGCCACAGCCCGTGTCGGTATTCAACCGGCTTTGTCTCACTCAGGTCTGCTTAAACTCTGCCATTATCGAAAAATTTACAAAAGAGATAATTCGAAACGAGAGAAAAACTTAGAAACGAAACGGCGAAGCTTTAAGCAGTGACGATAGGGCCTGTATCTTGCGGACACTTACAAATAAAACTACTGTATATAAAAACAGTATTTGAGGTGTGTGCAATGGAATTCATCAGGCCAACAGAACTGCGAGAAATTATCGCTCTTCCGCTTTTCAGTGACTTAGTACAGTGTGGTTTCCCAAGCCCCGCAGCTGATTACGTTGAACAGCGTATCGATCTCAATGAGTTACTGGTTACTCACCCGAGCTCAACATATTTCGTTAAGGCCGCTGGTGACTCAATGATCGAGGCGGGTATCAGCGACGGTGATCTGCTGGTGGTTGATAGTTCGCGAACTGCTGAGCATGGTGACATTGTCATTGCCGCGGTAGAAGGGGAGTTCACTGTTAAGCGCCTGCAGCTGCGCCCGACTGTGCAGCTCAATCCTATGAACAGCGCCTACAGTCCGATTGTTGTAGGCAGCGAAGATACGCTGGACGTTTTCGGCGTTGTTACTTTCATCGTCAAATCGGCGAGCTGAGTATGTTTGCGCTCTGTGACGTGAATTCGTTCTACGCATCATGCGAGACGGTGTTTCGTCCCGATTTGAAAGGGCGGCCAGTGGTTGTTCTTTCGAACAATGACGGCTGCGTAATCGCGCGCAGCGCCGAGGCCAAGGCGGCTGGAATCACCATGGGGGAGCCATTTTTCAAGCAAAAGGAGCTTTTCCGGCGCGCTGGCGTTGTTTGCTTCAGCAGCAATTACGAGCTTTACGCTGATATGTCGAACCGGGTAATGACGACGCTGGAGGAAATGAGCCCTCGCGTCGAAATTTACAGTATCGATGAAGCTTTTTGCGATTTGACTGGCGTTCGCAACTGCCGGGACCTGACGGAATTTGGCAAAGAGATCCGCGCTACGGTTCTGAAGCGTACGCACCTGACTGTCGGGGTTGGCATCGCGCAGACAAAGACACTGGCCAAGCTCGCAAACCACGCCGCCAAGAAATGGCAGAGGCAGACGGGCGGAGTGGTTGATTTGTCCAATATCGATCGCCAGCGTCGGTTGTTGTCTATTGTGCCGGTTGAGGACGTATGGGGCGTTGGCCGCCGCATCAGTAAAAAGCTTAACGCCATGGGTATTAAAACGGCTCTGGACTTATCAGAACAATGTACCTGGATTATTCGTAAACACTTTAACGTGGTACTCGAGCGAACGGTCCGGGAGCTGCGTGGCGAACCATGCCTCGCTCTGGAAGAGTTTGCACCAGCAAAGCAGGAAATTGTCTGTAGCAGGTCGTTCGGTGAACGCGTCACAGAATATGAGCAGATGCGCCAGGCTATTTGCAGCTATGCGGCGCGTGGCGCTGAAAAACTACGTGGCGAGCACCAGTATTGCAGTTTTATATCGGCTTTCGTCAAGACCTCTCCCTTTGCGCTTAATGAGCCGTATTATGGTAATAGTGCGTCTATGAAGCTTCTCACCCCCACTCAGGATTCCCGCGACATCATCAACGCCGCGGTAAAGTGCCTGGACAAAATCTGGAAAGATGGTCACCGGTACCAGAAAGCCGGCATTATGCTGGGTGATTTCTTCAGCCAAGGTGTGGCCCAGCTCAATTTGTTCGACGAGAACGCGCCACGTGAAGACAGTGCGCAGTTGATGCAGGTCCTCGACCAGCTCAATGCTAAAGGCGGCAAAGGAACGCTATACTTTGCAGGGCAGGGTATACAGCAGCGATGGCAGATGAAACGTGAAATGCTATCGCCGCGATATACAACAAGATACACAGATTTGTTACGTGTAAAATAAAATGCCTCAATATAAACATAATTAAACTATTTATTAGGGGTGCTATGTTTATCGGCTTTTGGGTTTTTTAATTCGTGCGTAATAATCGGGTTTGATTTCAGATCTTCGCTTTTAAATATGTAAATTGTATTTCTATGTCCTTTGTTTTTAGTCATATCCTCTTTGCTTAAGGCAATGAAGTTCTCTCCATAAACACGAACAATAGAATATTCCTTATCATTTAGCTTTATATTCCCTAAAGGGAGGGTGCTTTGAGCGATATATGTTCCACAGCTTAAAATAAATACCAGGGATGCACTGCCAACAATAAATAAATTTGAGAAAAAATCATCAATTATATTGAAGGGTGATGTTTTTTTTGTTGGTATGTCCTTCTCCTTCTCCTTCTCCTTCTCCTGCTCCTTCTCCTTCTCCTTCTCCTTCTCCTTCTCCTTCTCCTTCTCCTTCTCCTTCTCCTTCTCCTTCTCCTTAAGGAATGCCATTAGTGAAGCCATAAAGAATAATGCAATCATAACGTAAATGGTTGTCTTTAAATTAATATAATTGGCGGAGCCATTTAAATAGAGAATTAATGTTACGAAAATGAAAAGAGAAAGTATACGGGGGAGTATAGTGGACATGTATATGTTTTTATAAAGCCTACCCAATATTACTAGAGGGAGGCTGCAGAAAATAAAACATACGTAAGAAACAATAAAAAGAGTCAGTGACATCATTAATATATTTCCTAATGATATGGATATTAACTCTTTAGGAATGCCGTAAAAATTAGCGTATCCGCACTCGAAAACATACGCGGCAACATAAGCCATAGCACTAAGTATGGCTACAGCAATTGCTTCGTTATTTTTTATATAATTCCACAT